CTCGCCTAGCCCGTTGAATAAAACGGAGCTCCGTTGTACCGCATAAGATTAAAATCTTCTGCAGTGGCAATGTCTTCAAAGTAAGACATTGACCCTGTTGTCTGGGTTGTATCAATAGAAATGTCAAAATTTTTCATCCAATCATGATTCATCTCATCGCCAGCAGTACTACCATATCCAGTACTATTAAACGAGAAATGAAACAAATTGTTAGAATAATATGGCAATTCAAACTCCACCCCAGCATTTGTGTGAGGAAGGTAAATATTGTGACCAATACCTGTTCCTCTAACACTAACCGTTCCTGCTGTAAAACCTACAGGATCAGCAACTGCAGCAGTCTCAGCGGATCTCAATTGAATTTTAACGGCATCTGTGTAATTTTGTACCTCTCCGATAACTTTCCATCTGATTTTTCTTCTCATTCCACCCTTTATACCTAAATAAGCGTATAAAATAGAGCGAAGTAGTATCGGATTTGAATCTCTTGCAGCAGTAGTAGAGTAAGCGGGACTAGCACTCGGTATAATAGGTCTCGTACTGAGAGCAACATTATGCGCAACTCCATTTGTAGCATTAATCGAGGTCTGATAATTACAATAACGTTTCAATAGAGCTCTAAAAGATAGAGGCTGTTCTCCAAAACAATAATCAGAAGTTCCCTTGGCATTAGATACTGCTTCATTCAATTCTAAGCACGTATAACCTATCTCGGGATCAACCGATTCTCTCGCAGAATTCGTAAATACCCTTCTATACTGCGGCAACCACAACGGATCATATCTGTTAAATTGCATATCTTCTCCAGAAACGTAGACATTAACAAAAACTGATTTAGTCATTGGTGCTTGTAATTCTGTAAAAGGAACAATGTAAATAAAACCATTGTTACTAGAAGGATTATTTGTATCAAAAGATCCACCATAATTCCAATTTGGATTGTTCTGCATTGTTAACCATACATACGGTGAAGCATAATTAACACAAAATTCAATATCTTGAGTTTCTTGTATATCTATCACTTTTGTGTAATTCTTGTTCAAAAAATACTGAGTATCAAACAGTGCAGCCTGATTCAAATTCGGCTCCCATCCTATCGCAATTTTTCCTCTGTGGAATTGGGAACACACAATCTCTAATCGAAATTTAATTTTTCCTCTCCAAAATCGAAAGGGTACAGCAGCAAATGACATAGCTGTAGGTTGATGGTGTAAAAACGTGTGTGAGACAACAGCTGTATCAAGTTCTGGTGTAACTTTACTCCTCCAAATTGCAGGAGTTAAGATTGTGTCGGTAACAGCCCAAGTAAAAGTTGTCAAATAAGAAGGTACAGAACAAAGAAAGGCCAAAGACATTTCATCGTCAGTAACTCCACACACACGTGGATCCACTGTTAATTCTTGTAAAGGATCCAAAGCCAATTTATCAACCGTTTCAAAACCAATTGTGGTACACATATTTGCATAAGGTCTGTTCTTAACAAACTTTGGTTCATCCATAACTCCTGGTCTTGACCATCCAAACCACGAAGATATCCCGGATAACCCGCTAAAAAACATAGAACTAGCCTTAGCCAAAAAACCGATCTCAGGTATAACGGACAAAGCACTTGACACAGTGGCAGCTGCAGAACTAAACTTTTGAACTGGTCCAATCTTTCTTTCGTCTCCAGATTCAGTCGCAACAACAATTTGAGTTGCAGTAGGGGGACCAAGTTCAACGTTTTCCATCCAAGCATAAATGTGCAAAGAGATGGCAGTTGCATCAGCAGATACAGCATCTGGATTGTTTATCGAATATATGAACAAATCACCAGCATCAAGAAAATCCTCATAAGACGATGCTGACGCCAAAGCAGCCCCACTGGTGTTAAATAATCGGTGTGCACCCTTAGGTGAGATAAAGGGACACCTTAAATCTACAGGTCTATTGCCCCGAAAATCAATTGAAACAGCTCCAGGAGCCTGCGACAAATAATTAAGGAGTAAAGGACGCCAATTCGCTTCCCAAGACAAATTGGTTTTATGATTCGTGATATTATCGTTCTGACTAGCGTAAGGTTGATAAGAGATCAATGCTTTACCATAATGAAATGGTGTACCAGCAATGGCAATTCTCAAGCACAAGTCCCCTCTAAACCAACCATAATTCCTAAACTTCGCTCTTACGGAAGCAGATTTCGAATAAATATCCCAAACCGATAACTGTAAAGTTAACGGTGTTGCCAAACTAATAGATGTTGTATAAATACTAATGGGTCGAGAAAAGAAATCATCTATTGATAACAGATTCCTTTGTCCAGTGGACGGTTGTTGACTGCTTCCAGCAGTTGTGGACGAAACATCGTCTCCAACAACATCTGTTAAATTCTCATGTACTTTCATTTCCACATCAATAGATCCTTCTTGCATTGACTCAGTGTTAACGACGCGAGTGAAATGTATTTTCTTCTCCAACATTTCCAACGTTGACTCCAAGTCGGCCTTTCGATCCAATAGTCTCCTATGTTCAATCGCGATTTCCAAATAATGCCGTTTAAAGAGGGGGTCATGACTAACTCTATAACTATCAACTATAGGGTCAAGTTTTTCCTCAGCAAGTTCTTTTTCTACCTCCTCTAATTCACAGCGGAATGAATCTCTCAAATCTAAAAACTGTTGGTATTTTGCGAGTGTTGATTAAAAACAGAAATACACCCATTTTCCTGTTCGAATGATGGAATTAACAAGTCTTTAAAGGCACTCAATTCCCCTGCAGGTAAACATGAAACAGTAGAACCATCACCATCAGGATAAAAACTCTCTGATTTATCATCCTCACTATACTGCAGCAAACGTGTAGTCGATCCAATTTTAAAATATGTGGGGAACAAAAGATTTCCGTCTGTATTTCCAAAATGTCTTTCCAATAATCCACAGAAATAGTTCCTAACATTTTCAAACTGATCACGCGACTTACAATGGAGAAATAACTCCCATAAAGAAGAACTCAATGAAGCAATTGTCTGATGCTCTCGTGTAACAGCAACAGACGGCATATACCACATTAAAGACTTCCTAATGGAATTTAGACTCAATGGCGCAACAAACTTTCCGTACAAATCATGCCAGACAAAATTTCTTTTCAGAAACGAAATATTGTCAAAGCTCAAAAATTTCTCAAAAACTCCGTCTTTTTGTGATGGAGTGATTTTCATGTTGAAATACTCTTTACAATCTCTCTGATATGTCAAATTGTTAAAGAGTTCACCAATAGTATCTTCACATCCTCTTTTGATTCCAACAAGAAAATCATCTCCATAAAGCAAAGGTAAAACGTACTCAAAAAAATCTTTATCAGCTAAAAGAGGGTTAGCATACCATGCATACATCAGCATACATAGACCTCCTCCAGTATTTGACTCTGCTGTTGCATATTTCCCAGACAGTACCATACCAAATTTCATAAAAACATCGGTAAGCAACGTAATCATAGGATAAATGCTATCAGACAAAATCCCTTGAACTTTTTTAAGAGCAGATTCATTGTAGCCAAATTCTCGAAGAACATTTAAAACAAC